GGCTTCTTAAAGGAAGTAGCCATGCACGAAGCTGGACATATGATTCAGCATGTGTGGCAAAAGGATAGCGCAATCGTAGCTCGGATGTTGGGAGATGACACACAGCCAGGGCTTGTCCGCAATCCAGATGGAACGCTAGATCCAGAGTTTAAGGCGTGGGCGGACGAATACAATAACCTTCGTGAGCAGAATGATATGACTCCAGCAGCTTTGGATGAGCTTGCTGTTGAGTATTATACCGATCAAGGTGTACAGACGCTACTGGAAGACACTCTTAAAGGAAACCTTTACAAAGAGTCTCGCAAAACCCCACTTCGTCGTGCTGTTGAAGGCAGCTTTAGAACACTGTTTAACGCTACTCCTATTGTCAAAAACCTGCACTTCAAGATGGGTGGGGCGACTGACGCTGGTGGGCGCATGGTGATGGGTACAGGACTGCTTGCTGACGGGTTTAGGGAGCTGCCAGAAGTAAAGGCGATGGTGCGACAAATGTACCGAGAAACCGCTGGCAAGCCAAAAGCAGCGAGAGTCCAGAAGGTTATCGATGTTAAATCGGATAACCCCAAGCACTATCAAGCGACAAGCGTTTTAGATCAAGTTAATAAGCAAATCGTAGAGCGTGGCGAAAAATTGCCAAATGGTGTCCTTATTCCAGACAAGAACGGCAACGGAGAAGGAATTCTTACAGAGGATCACTTGAAGGCACTAGAGGAAGCTGGAGTTATTGATGATGGCGAGTTTGGTAAGGCTTTACTACTCCAATCTGAAATTGAAGTCCCGACAAAACATGGCACTCTTCTTGTTAATAAACCAATTGAACAAGGTCGCTCAGAACAGTTTGGAGGACTTACTGAGAACTATGTTGTCCCCACAAAGTGGATACTCAAGAAAGGGCGTTTGTATCTTGAATCAATGGACTTGCGCCAGCTTGATAAAAATGTCGATAGGGCGGTCAAGAACAAGATTGCAAAGGAACTAAACCTTACCCGTAAAAAAATCTACGAGGATATTGAGAAGTCCGTCGAGATTCAAAACAGAGGACAATCGACTGATGCTTACTATCAAAGCGTAGATCCCAAGAACTGGCAGAGACGGAAGAACTTTATTAACTCCGTTCAAGGTCAGCAAACAACCCGTCAGCTTGGTATCAACCCAATGATGCAAAAGGTATCACCAGACCTTGTAACTGGAATTTACCGAACATTTGCATTTGACCGACTTCAGAGCGCAATCAAGACTTCTGGCGATGTTATTATTCCATACGGCCCAACATCGTATTACAGCCTTCGTGATAACTTGATGCCCCAGTCACCAAGATTCAATCGAAATGGTGAGTTAATTTATGAAAACAAAGAGCAAAAAACAGGTAGGATACCTTCTAAGCAAGGTGTCACCATTGACCAGCAAGCAGCAGTCAAAGCTCAAGAAGGAGTTGCACAGCGGAAAGGTCAAGGTCAAGAAGGGCAAGTAAGGTTGATTCCGCAAACCAAACTGGACTCCGACTACATGAAAGCTGTGGAGTCTGGTGATATTGAGATGCAGCAGAAGGCAGTGGATGAAACTGCGAAGAGGGCTGGGTATAATGTTGGCCCAGTATGGCATGGGACAAACTCCGAATCTTTTTCAACCTTTGACCCATCGAGAGGTAAAGTTCAAGCGGCTGGGAAGGGGTTTTATTTCTCAAATTCAGAGTCAGTCGCATCAAGATATGGTGAAAACAAAATCAAAGCATATTTAAAATTAAAAGACCCAGTAGTAAACGATGAGAATGGCGTTTTAATTGGAGATAGAGAAACTAGTAGTGGTGATGGAAGATGGATAAAAGGAGGTTTTCCGGGGCTTAAAAAAGGAGAGCAAATATTTCTAGTTCGCAATCCAAATCAAATCAAATCCGCAGACCCAATCACATACGATAATGCTGGGAATGTTATCCCGTTGAGCAAGCGGTTTGATATGGGGAGTAGGGATATTCGATACATGCCACAAGGCAAACCAAAGGCAACAAGGCTTGCTTCTGAATTAGCTAAAAGGGCAAAAGTGCCATTGTCAAAAGTACAGGGTTCTGGCGCGGGTGGGTCAATCACGCCCAATGACATCCGGGCCTACATTAACGAGCAGGAAGGTAAGTTTAAGCCATTGGCGTTCCAGAAAGAACCCCCTATGGCAGTCGATCCAACGATCTCAGACCTAGTTGGAAGCGAGGTTGAGTTTCAAGGTCGCGTTGGTACTATTGTGGATGATGGTGGAAGGCCAGTCCTGCAAGATGCGGATGGAGTTGTTTACGAGCTTCCGTTTGGTTACTTTACTGATCAGAGTTCAAGGCAACTTGGGGTAAGACCTACTGGCAAACGAGTCGTTGATAAGAACAATCTGATCAAAGAGTTCGAGGAAACCTCAAGGCAAGAACTTCGTGACATCTTCGGTTATATTGACGATATGACCGATAAAATCGTTGATCTTGCAGAACTTGGAAATTCCGTCAAGAGATCTAAAAACCGCAAGTCGGAAATTGTTCGTGAGACTCCAGAATTTCAACAGTATGTTCGTGGCGTAACCGATCAACAGATCCTACAAGCATGGGACAGAACAGAAAAAGCCTTGAATCGGGCAAAACAATCGAAAAACATAAATAATGAAGACATCAAAGCCATTATCGACAAGCTCGAAGGAGACATCAGAAACATCGAGAAGCTCGCAGAAGCCATTGACATTCTCAAACAGCAACGCATTTCTCGTCCGCCTACTGGCCAAGAAGCAACGACAGCAGTATCAGGCACAAGCCAAGCCGATTTGATGTCCCAAATGGAAGCCGAGGCTAGAGCGGCTGGAGCGAAACGCAGAGCGTCAAGCATTGGAGAGCCAAGTCGCAGGCTGGCAACACCGAGTATTTCCGAGTCTTATCGCAGGACTGGGAAAGAATATCGCAATCCAGCTCTTGCCAGAAGTATTTCTCTTGCTATAAGTGGGCAGTCGCAAGAACGCGACCAAAACAAATGAGCGACGAAGACCTATCAGCGATTGATAGTAAAGAGGCGATGAAAGAGTTCTTCCTTGAGGTCAAGGAAAGGGCTAAGCAATTCCCTCGGAACACTATCGAGAACTACAACCCGAATGTGGCGGCACAGATCCTCTGGATGCTGGCGCAGGGTGGGCGTATCAATGCTATTGCCAAGAAGTGCAGGGTGACGCATGAGACTGTTCGTGCGCTGGAGTGGAGGCATAACGATACGCTTGAGTCAAAGCGTAAAGAGTTCTCTAAACGCTACGCCATTGCTGCGGCTGAGTACACCGACCTGTTGTTTGAGAAGGCTGAGCAGTTGAGCCGTGATCCAGACCAGCTCAAGGCTATCTCACCAGACCGATTAGCGTTGACTATTGGCATTATGACCGATAAGGCTGGACAGCTCTCTGGCATGGCAAGTACCATTGTTGAGCATCGCAAGGGGCCGTCTATTGATGATGCGGCCAAGATGATCGCTGAAGCCAAGTCTAGGATTGCCAATAAAGTCAAAGCGCAAGCAGTAGAAGCTGAAGTGATTGAATAGCCACTTGACACAACCATTGCAAATGATAAAAAACGAGTGCCAACTAGATATGCGGTCTAGAGGCACTCTAACACAATACATACATGACTATGCAAAGTGCTGAAAAAGTAAAACCAGAGGACGCTCTTGGTGTCAAACAATTATTTGATTATTTGAATTACGACCCACAAACGGGTGTATTCACATGGAGGGTTGACATGCAAAGAGGTGGTAAGGCTGGCAATGTAGCAGGAAATGTGAATTGCCGTGGATACAGGTCGATCTGGATTAATGGCCTGCAATTTCTTTCCCATAGAATTGCGTGGGCAATGTCTTATGGAGAGTGGCCGGAATTGGACATAGACCACATTAACGAAAATAAGTCGGATAATAGGATTTCCAATCTACGCCATGCGAGTAGATCTGAAAACATGTTCAATAGAGGCAAGAACAAAAACAACACCTCTGGAGTTAAGGGTGTTTCGTTTTGTAAATGTACTGGCATGTGGAGAGCGCAAATGACGCTCAACAGAAAGCCAGTAAATATCGGAAGATTTAAAACCAAAGAAGAAGCCTCTGAAGCGTACCTTAATAAAGCCAAAGAGTATAGAGGGGAGTTTGCTAAATGCTAGAATGGCGTAAACATCCTATCTTGAAGCCTCCTACTGATGAGGAGATAGCTGTAATGGAACCAAGCGACTTGGTTAATCTCCATTACATTTACCATGAGGCGATCAAAAACTCGGAGGAAGATCCTTATAACTACGCATTTAGGCTTCCACACTGGGAGCTTGCAGAGAAAGAGCTGGGGAATCACAATGAAATTTTGGTAAGTGGTGGAAACAGGTCGGGCAAAAGTTTCTTTGCTAGTTATTGTGTAGTCCGTGCCGCAGTTGAGAACGCTGGGTCTGAGATATTTTGTTTCTCTCAAACAGCGGAGGTTTCAATCCGCCAACAACAATCGTTAATTTGGCACTGGCTTCCAAAGGAATTAAAACAAAAACACACCTCCTCATCAACTTACATCTCATACAAAAAGAAAACTGGATTCACGGATAACTCGCTTATCTTACCGAATGGCAGTCAGATCATCTTTAAAACATACGCCGCTTACGCGAATAATGACACAATCCTTGAGGGTGCTGAATTAGGTTCAAGGACACCTGTCTGGCATAATATAGGAGTTTGGTTGGACGAGCATCTAGGCGGCCCCGAATTACTTAATACGCTAAGGTTCCGATTAGCTACGAGAAATTCTAAAATGCTCGTCACCTTCACTCCTATCGATGGATGGACTGAAGTGATTAAAGAATACTTGGACGGAGCTACCAGCATAGAAAGCCGAGAAGCCGAGCTTCTAGGCGGTGAGCTCGTCCCCTATGTCCAAAGGAGTAAGAAACGCAATGCCAGCGTCCACTACTTCCATAGCAAGGATAACCCTTTCGGTGGCTACGAGCGAATCAAGGAAACCCTAGTTGGACGGCCTCGGGAGGAGATCCTAATTCGTGCGTATGGGGTTCCAGTTAAGTCCCACGCCACCAAATTTCCCAAGTTCAATAAAGAAGTCAATGTTGTCCAGCCATCAGAGATCCCAACTACGAATGTTACTCGCTATCAGATTATTGACCCGGCGGGTGCAAAGAATTGGTTTATGGCTTGGATTGCTGTGGATGCGTCTGGCACATTTTGGGTATATCGTGAGTGGCCGGGTGTTGATGTAGGTGACTGGGCTGAGTGGAAGGGTGGCAAGTGGATGCCAGGACAAGGGGCTAAAGGACAGGGCTTTGGTATCCGTGACTACATGGACTTGATTGCCGAGCTTGAGGGTGACGAGAAGATCTTTGAGAGGCTGATCGACCCTCGGCTTGGAGCTGCAAAATACCAGTCAGCGGATGGGGCATCTTCCATCATCGAGGATTTGAACGATGCTGGCATGGTTTGTATTCCAGCTCCAGGGTTAGACATCGACGATGGACTACAGGCACTTATTGGCAAGATGTCGTGGGACACCACTAGACCTGCGGATTCGGTCAACCGACCGCATTTCTATGTCTCTTCAGAGTGTGAGAACATCATCCAAGCTCTGAGTGAATACACGGGTGATGGGGGACTAAAGGAAGCATGGAAAGATCCAGTCGATGTGTTACGTTACGCCGCCATTGCAGGAATAGATCATGTTGACGAAACCCGAAATCTTGCTACAAGACAAGGAGCAGGAGGCTACTAAACTATGAGCGAAACAAAACTAATACACGGAGATTGTTTAGAAAAACTAAAAGAACTTCTTGACAACTCAGTCGATTCGATTGTGACCGATCCGCCGTATGGGTTGAGTTTCATGGGGAAGAAGTGGGATTATGACGTGCCGAGTGTGGAGGTGTGGGCGGAGTGCCTGCGGGTATTAAAGCCGGGTGGGCATCTGCTGGCCTTCGCCGGGACGCGCACGCAACACCGGATGGCGGTGAGGATTGAGGATGCAGGCTTTGAGATCCGGGACATGATCGCCTGGGTCTACGGGTCGGGATTCCCGAAGTCGCTGGATGTGAGCAAGGCGATTGACAAGGCAGCGGGGGTTGAGCGGGAGGTCGTGGGGAGTCGAGTCGCTGACGACATTCGCGGCGGCAACATGCACGCCGCCAACCGTGGAGAGCGGCACGTCATTGACATCACCGCCCCGGCCACCCCCGAAGCCCAGCAATGGGCCGGCTGGGGCACCGCGCTAAAGCCCGCCCTGGAGCCTATCACCGTAGCTCGCAAGCCTCTCGGTGAAAAGACGGTAGCGGCTAACGTGCTGGAGCACGGCACGGGGGCGATAAATGTGGATGGGTGCAGGGTGGGAAATGAAGTTACAGGATGGGGTGGTGGGGCTAATCGTGTCTTTGCTCACTCTGGAAACGGCACACCGCAAAAGCAATATGTAGTCGATGGTGATGCTCGACCTGTGTCTGGCCGCTGGCCCGCGAACCTCATCCACAACGGGAGCGACGAAACCGCTAGTTTGCTGGGTGAAGCCGCCCGCTTCTTTTATTGCGCCAAGACAAACAGCACAGACCGCAACGAAGGATGCAAAGATTTACCCGACAAGGAATGGGCTGCCGATGGTGCTGCTATCCCCGAGCGGGCCAACCGTCCATTCAACCCGTCGAAGAATAACCACCCCACGGTCAAGCCAACCGCACTGATGCGCTATCTGTGTAGGCTCGTCACCCCTCCTAAGGGTATCGTGCTTGATCCGTTTATGGGAAGCGGCTCCACCGGAAAGGCTGCGGTGATAGAGGGATTTAACTTTATCGGAATCGAGCGTGAAGAAAGCTACATGGAGATAGCACAAGCACGAATCAACTCAGCTAAAACACTTGTATGAAAACCGCAAACAAACCGATAGTTGCCGAGGAGCTTATCATCGACTGCCTAAAGGAAGCGTATCTCAAGAGGGTAAAAATGGAAGAATATGGGAAAACCCCTAGGCTTACCGAGGAAATTGAAACCCTTGAACACGCTATTCGATACATGAAATCTAAACTAAACCATGAAAACAGCACCAACTAAGAAAGCAGCAAAGCGCGGTCGCCCGCCAAAAGCTAAGCCAGAAACCATTGATTCCTCCGTGGAATCTCAAGATGACACCACCTATGAGGGCGATTATCTAGTAATCCGCAAATGCCCAAACCCTAGTTGGGTAATGGTTCGCATGGATGGTGAGGCAGTCCCAGTTAAGGCTCCACCTAGGGTTTCGCACAAACTAGTTGGCAAACCTATAAAAGTTGTTATGATACGCCCCGAAGTAGGCGAGCAGTTCTACGAATACATGCCATCATGAGCGCACCAACAGAAGAGCAAGAAGAGTCGATGATCTACGCCGAGGACGGCCCTAATGTCATGGCGTTGGCTGATGCCTACGACAA